TGCTGAGACCACTATGGAAAACGTCATGAACGTTTTCCTGGTCGAAGTACGACGCTCCATTGCCAGACTGGTTATCAAGACCAATCTGACCGCGCCAGAACTCCGTTCGCGGAAACGTTTGGCTTTCATCTCGGTGAAAGTCATCGTAACCGCATGGATATTATGCAATTGGCGACCGCGTTCACGTAATGGGAACGCTGTCATCTTTTGCAACAATTTGTACCAAAGAGTTCTTAAAGACCCGCATGCGGCTCTTAAAGATCTCAAAGGTGCCACTAACGACGCACGATGGCAAGCCCTCCGGGGCACGCACATCGGTCGTAATACAAGGGGAAAATTGTTTCCTAAATGCTTTAGGGCAAATAGAAGGCAATTGTTCATCCTAAGTTGTATCGGTCGTGCGCTTCCTCTTGGATCTGATAAGGTCAAAAAGAAGGCGCTCGAGGACTTTTATAAAGCCATAGCGGCACCTGCACCTCACCTAGGTGAGTTCCAGGAGCAACTATTTGATGATTTTTGTAGCGATACTTGGAACGTTCGCACTTGTGAGAAGTTCCAAATCGCCATGGATCGGAAATCAACCATCGAATGCCAACCTTATTCAGGTTCGGCGTGCGTTGGGTATTCCTGTAAAGACGGTGGTAGGTCAGCAGCAACTTTCGCTGTTGTCGGCCCTTCCAAGTCAAATATTAAATTCGCACCTTTCTTTCTTCGTGCTGATCACATGAAGAAGAATTACGTGAAAAATTGTCCCAAACCATCTCCGGCATCCTCGGAAGCCGTTGGTGTTAGGGAAAGGGGCTACAAAGTAAGAATCGTTACGAAGAACGATCCCTACAGAGTCGCCAAAGCTCATATTTACCGTCAGGAACTTTACAAACGTGTTTGTAAGGAACCTTTCACGGTATTAGGGGACCCACCACCCAAGATTGATCTTTCGGAACTCCATGATTGGAGTTCCGAGAATCTCTCTAGGCGATGGATCTTTTCAATGGACCTCAAATCTGCTACAGACAACATGTCTCATGCTGCCTTAAGTAGAATTTGTGACTTTTTGGAGATCGACCACGACCTAGTCTATAAAGACTTCGTTGTGGACGGTATCCCAATCAAAAGGGGGGCACTCATGGGGATGCCACTTTCGTGGAGTCTCCTTGATTGGACCCACCATTTTGTATGCAAAAAAGTCGACCCACTTGGCCTTTACAGGCACAAGGGGGATGACTTGATTGCATTTTGGACCTTTACTCAGTACAAACTTTACGTAAAAAGTATGCACTGTTTTGGTTTTGTGTTAAATCGTAAAAAGACTTTCTTCTCTCAAGATAAGGGAACCTTTTGTGAGGCTCTCTATTCTATCGAGGGAAAAGCATTGGTCCTACAACCAACCGTATCAGTACGGTCGCTGGTAGTGACAAATAATGTTGACTCCATCTCAGTCATGTCGGCGGCCTCCCAGGAGGCTTTCCGACGTGGCTTTAGTATGAAGGTGTTTAATCGTGCTCTGGAAGGGAATTTCACTCGTGAAATCTCTATCCTAAAGCAACGCAAGATCCCGCTCTACCTCCCGAGGGTGGTAGGGGGGGCCGGTTTGGTTCCTACGGAAACAGACCGGAAGCTCTCGCAATTTGAATCGGACTGGTTCTGGGGATGTCTTGACAAGGACATGCCCGGGATCCGGTCTAATTTAGAGAAAAGGGAGGGGCCTTATGGGCGTTCAGCTCATAAGGCCCTTGCCAAACTCAAATATAGATCAGGCCTGAAGGACGATGAAACATGTAAGCATCTCGATGCTTTCATGATCAACGCTCTCAGGCGTACTTCTCTTTACGATGCTGGTATTCCGTCGGGGGCTTACGCTCTCGATGGACCCGGCTTCGGTAAAAAGGATTACAAAAAAGTTTCGCCTCTACGCTTTGCTTTGCGGCAGTACTCGTGCTACCGCAAGCGAGTGAAGTTGGCGAAGAATTCTTCGAGGGTTACCTGGGTCTTTGCGAATAAAGCAAGGACCCTTGTGACCCGAAAGTCGGCCGAGGATGTCTTCCCGCACGAGTGCGGCGAAGGCCCCTGATCATGGCTGCTACTGGACTATGGCGTAGTACCCGAAGGTCTACCACGTGAGCCTAGGCAAGAACGTGTACCTGAGGGGGCATTAACTAAGAACTGTCGCGGACGACTAGTCCTTAAATAGTACCCTAGGTAACTTGGGGGTCATACTCGGCGTGAGCCGG